GCTTTCCGCCACCGTCATTGGTTGAAGACTTATTTCATCGACGGGACTGTCCCTGTCATGAGAAGAGAGATACTTGTACTCTGCAAGTTACTCACGGGTAAGTTAACAATCGTTGCAGATTAGGTTATCCACAGGGGGCTGTGGAAATCCAAATGTCTCGTTGGCGGACAAGGAGAGTATGAACAACCTCACCTACTCAGTCAACCTAGAAACCAACACTGTCTCTGTCACGGCTGTCGTGACTAATGGGAAGGCGTGTGGCGCTTTTGAAGTCACTCGTGAGTATCCCTTTGATGACTTCGGTCATTGGCTCGTTGAGTTCGCCCAAGACCTTCGTGGTCGGTACACAATCCACGCTCGTGAGTACGAGGGGGCGGTACAGTGACCGCAAATCCAAATGCTGGTCTGCTAGACAAGGTAGTTATGAACGAAACAATCCCAGCCACATACACAGCAGTCAATGGTCTCATCGCCAAGGCGACCTACGACCTCATCGCAACGACGACCGACAACCTCGGCGCCCTCTTGTATCACGATGGGTTAAGCAATAAGCAGAAGCGAGCAATCGCCAAGGCGCACAAGGCGCTGAGCGCACTCGTTGTCTACCCACAAGCCGACGACGACCCGTTCGCCTAAAGGTCTACGGGGGCAAACATGGTGTTCATAGCCCCCGTGTACGGGACTGTCCTTCCCTCTTCACCTCCAATCAAGGGGGAGGGCAGTCCCCAATTTCTTTCCAACGGGTTGTGAACCTAGGAAAGTGGGAGTAGGGTAGGGGGTGTATGAGTCATCTGGTCGAGAGAACCGTGAGAAGTGAACGAGTCGATATCCGCAAGAGAACCGCGAGAAGCGAACGAGCCACTGACCCAGAGAGAACCGTGATGCGCGAGTGAGTCAATTAATGAGAGAGAACCATAATGCAAGAACGAGTCGAGTGACGTAAGAGAACCGATAGATATAAACGAACCGCATGATTCGAGAGAACCGCGCAAAAAGAGTGAGTCGATGTACACAAGAGAACCGTGATATGCGAACGAGTCGTGTTGGGTAAGAGAACTGGAAAACCTGAACGAGCCAACAAGTGGAAGAGAACCGTCAGTGGAGAGCGAGTCGTCAAATCCGTGAGAACCAAAGAAATGGAACGAGCCGTCAGCGTGAAGAGAACCGTGCCACCCGAACGAGTCGCATGAGATGAGAGAACCGTAAACATTGAACGAGTCATTCAACAAGAGAGAACCGCATGTTGAGAACGAGTTGCCTGCAAAGAGAGAACCGCAAAGGCTGAACGAGTCAAGAAGAACTAGAGAACCGTTGAAGATGAACGAGCCACGATTGTTGAGAGAACCATGAGTGACGAGTGAGCCGAGAAAGTTTCAAATAAAGTTTTGACATTCGTAAGCCCAACACTCCTTATATAAGGAATGAAACGCTATTACTTCACTCACTGTGGCTCCCTACACCCTGTATCCCATGATTTGGTATTCGGGGAAGATGGGGAGCCACGAGATTATTTCCCGCTTGTCGGCTGTCCTGTATGCCGAAAGATTTGCTGGCTTGACCAAGTGACCGAAATGGGCGGGGCTGATTCCTGCGCCTAGACTGGGTTTAGACCGATTACAATAGGGTATGGCAAAAACAACCCCACAAAAGAAGACGCCCACGACTACGGTTCATGTCATTGATGGAGAGGTCAACCGCAAAGGTATTCATGCCAAGCGCGGGACTTCTAGACTTAAGGGCTCTAAGAACTACAAGAAGGCTTACCGCGGTCAAGGTCGCTAAACACTAATTGTCCTTGTTCAGTATCCCAAGTGACGAAGTGAGAAGTCTGTCGAAGCCGAGAAGGAATGTACCTCGTGCTCGAATTCGTACCAAGCACCTTCCGCAAGGCTAACTATGTGCCTAATACTCGGTCGTCCGTGCTCAAAGCGAGAAAACTCAACCACAAACCAGAAGTCGTCAAAGCCGTCGCCCAATAGAGAGCACTTTTCCTTGATGTCAATCGTCCACTTGTCAAGGAATTGGGCAAAGGGCGAAACAACCCCAAGCCCATCATCGTCGTCTGACAAGTAAGTCCCGTACACGATAGTGAATTGCCCATCGGGGTCTACTTCAACTTCATTAACAAACCTGACGCCTTCAATCCTCTGACTGAACTTGGGTTGATTCCAAGAGTTCCATTCCCCGTCAAGATTGGCGAACATAAGTTCTTCTGGCTCGATGCGATGAGCCATGTACTCGTTAACAAGACTCGTAAACGCTTCCTTGGTTAGCCCATCGTTGGAAAGGCTTTCAGGGATAGATGAAGGTTCTGAGGAATGCTTGCTACGGGTTCTAGTTTGTTTTGTTTCAGGAGAGCCTGCTCTATGGTTGAACATAAACACGAGGTTATAGGGAAACTACCTATTCGTCAACATATTTGCTGAACGAATTTAAATGCTTTAACTAGCCCCTAATTCGGGTGTTGCACTTTAGGCAGAACTCAGCCCACGGGTAGTACCGACGCATATTGATTGGGTGTTGGCAATCGAGTGTTTCCGATACCTTGGCGCTTACGGAGTCCCGAATAAACTGAGACATGCTCTTGCCGACCTTTTGGGAAGCCGCCTTCCAGCGTTCATGTTCAGTATCCGTTGTTCGGACAATAATCTGCTTTGTGGAGGGACCATCTTCGCCAACCACATTGGATACATTCATGTCCATTGACTCAGCAACTTTATCTATGGCGACCTTTAGGTTGTCTTGCCCATCTGGCGCTACATTCGGGGCTTTATCGTTGTTCTGTACATCACTCATTGTTGTCTACCTCCTCTGCAGATACTAACTCAGCAAGTATTGGCTCAGGGGAGAGTCCGTTATTTTGTACACCAAGTAATTCATCCACTACATGTGCTGGGAGAACGCCACTTCTGCCCATAACTTCCAGCAACGCTCTTGCTTCTGCTTCTGGGTTGAAGGACTCCATTGTGCTGACCTCGATAGCCCCGGACAATGAAGCCTTGATTTCCTGCGTTGAGTGCACATCCATCTGAACATTGACATTGTTCTGCTCTAGTCCGAGCAGTTTAGAACGAGTAGTCATGATTGCTAGAACCTGCTGAATCGCTTTGAGGTCTGGCTCTACCTGAACTTCACTACCATCGTCAAGACTTATCTTACGGTGTTGAGTTAGGGGCCAAATGGCTGACTGAAGACTATCCAGTCGTTCAAGTTCCATCCGAAGGACTTCGGGGTAAGCAAGGAAGGCTTCTTTGTTTAACTTTTCCAGTTGTCGCTGGATTGCCTTGTTGACAACTGCAGTGGTTACACCAAAACGACGAGCAATGTCCGAGATGGACAGACCCGCCTGCCTTTGCTTAAAGATACGGAGGTCCCGCTCTGCAAGGAACTCTTTTGTCATGACTTGGGGATTACGGTCCGCCATCTCCAACCTTCTTAAACTCAATAGTCTCGAACGGCCACTTGCCCGATTTGCCTCGCTTCATCTTCAGTGGCCACAGACGCTCATCTCTTTCTCCACGAAAGTGCTTTACGTCATACACATATTCTCCCACAGCAGTGGGGTCTGGTTGGAGAGAAAGGCCGAATTCAGGCCAGCGGGACCAGACGGCCGAACCGAAGGGTCGTAGGTTGCGTGAGGTCTGCGATTCGCCCAACGGAGCATGGTGTTCCAACCACAGCGCACAGTTGAAGTACATACGGATGGAATCCAAGTACCTGACAACCTCAATGGTAACTGCTTCCGATGTCTTATTGCCTGGGTCAAGGAATGCCTTATAGAGGGGTCCCAGTACAAGGAGGTCGGGTTTGATTTGTTCTAGGTTCGCTTCCAAGAGAAGTCTGTCTCCGCTGTCTAGCAAATTGAGACCATCGGGCTTGATAAGCAAGTGAGCACGGGGCTCAAGGCAGAAACCAAGGCTTTTGGATGCATTCATAATGGTGCGTGATGAACGGCGAATAATTCGTTCGGGGTTTTCTAAGTCGACGGTCAGTGTCGTAATGGGTGGCATCCGCTGGAAAGAGAACGGCTGAACTCCACACGCGGTTGTGATTGCTACTTGACGAGCAAGCATGGTTTTTCCCACCCCCTCACTTGCAACAACGATTACTCTTTCCCTACGTTCGAGGAGTCCCGGGATTAGCCAGTCGTAGTTGTCGACATCAGACTCACTGATGAAGTGGTCCCAGTTGACGAGACGACCCTGACTGCTGGGCATCTGTACCGTTGCAGACGAGATGAGGAATGACGCTTTTGTGAGAAGGGCAGATGGGGAGAGGGACTTGTCGTCCAGAAGTTCACGAATCTTCTCAATGGTGGAATCGGAGTCATTGCGCGGGACTTTTCGTTCCTCTTCTTCCCAGTTGTCATCCTCATCATCGAGATGTTCCTGTGGCAGTACGGGCAACAAGTCCTCGCCTTCGGGGATGAAGCGAACAAGTTCCATCGTGTCCCCACCATCAGCAATGAAGTCTGAGATGTCTTTGCAACGGGGGGTTGAGTATGCCTGAACATCGCATCCGACCTTTGTGAGTTCCTCAAGAACATAGGCGGCGTGCTGACGTCCCGCTTCGTCATTGTCGGCGATTACAAGGACAGTCGCACCAGCCAGTGCTTCTGTGTGAATGTCGAGCCAACCACCTGCTCCATTGGGCATCGTCGTGGCGACAACACCAAGTGATGTCAAGGTGTCGGCATCCTTCTCTCCCTCAACGACCCATATCTCTTCGCCATCTGCTTTCGCTTTGAGAACTTGCGGAAGATTGTAAAGAATCTTAGGGATGTCTCCTAGGTAGGAAATCCAACCACCATCTTCGCTTGGTCGGCGTTGACGGAATGTTTTACGTCCATCTTCATCTACGAATCGTCGCTTCTGAAATGCAAGAGCCCCATCTTCATTGAGATAGTTGTACTCAGCGACTAAACGCAATTTCTTCTTGGTCTTTCCGCCACCGTTGTAAGTTGAGGGTCTTGCCGTTGGGTATTCATCAATACCGTGTGCAAGTTCCGATGGAGGCATCAAGTCCGATAGTGCTACACCAATGGAGTCGCATATTTGACTCGCATTGCATCCACCTCCACGATGGCAGTACATCAGAATCTGACCAGTTGGCTTCTCGTGAACAGAAAGCGACGGGTTGCTGTCGTCGTTACGGCAAGGACACTTGGCATCCCAGCCATTGTGGGTCTTTATGACTCCATCTAAGAGAGAAAGAATGTTGCTTGTATGTTCATACACGGGACGGGTACCCCAGCAAGTCGCTCAGGTTGGGGCGAAGGATGTTAATGCCCAAACGCCGACGCATGCGGTTGCGGTCACTCTCGGGAAGTCCTCCCCAAATGCCCACTGGTTCCCACTCAAGGGAGTAAGTCAAGCAAGCATCTTTTACTGCACACCCGTTGCAGATTACGATTGCGTTTTTTGCCCCCTCTCGGGCTTCTCGTCGGTCATCGCTAGACGAACGATTGTTGACTGTAGGGAACCACCAACTTGTGGGCTTCCCGATACATGCGCCATTTGCAGGTGGCTGTCTCATTACATTTCCCCTTTCTGAATAATACGATTGATGTCCCCCGCCGACAGAAAAATATAAGCGGCTTTTATTTCTAGCACACCACGATTCTGTGAAGCAACAATTTCGATGGCTTCTAGCGGGACTTTCATAACAGATGATAATGATGCACGAACACGACCGAGGTGAATCTCTGATGATGCAGAGTTGTCTTCTTCGTACTCAACAAAAATTGATGGAGGCGGAGCAGTAAAAGACTTCATCTCTTCTTCTTTTTCAACCGCCTTGACGCACCACATGCACGCAAGTTTGTCTGCTCGTGATGCTCGTGGTTTGTATTCGCTGTGCCCGCACTCAAGAACATGCTCATAACGAACATTCCCCCAAGTTCCAACACGACGGATTTCGGTTACTGCACGCTTTGGTGCTTGTCGTCGCCCTTCCATTGCGCAGACATTACTGCATGGGTGTGATGAAGTGGCGGATACAACAAAAAACCCGCCCTTGTGGGGCGGGCTCTCTGCCGAAAAACTTTCCGTAATTGGTTCACTTGTTAGTGGACTAATAAGTTTTCCGTCCACCGCAGGTATGTGGCGGTAGTTCTTGCGCCGAGCGTACTCGCTGGAACGCTTATCGGCAACTCGTTGTCAGGAAATCTTTTCTCGGATGAGAGCAGCGAAAGACATGCCCCGACCTTTTGCTTCATCAGACAACTTCGCAATGAGTGACTGAGGAAAGGTGAGAGTTACTCGCCGTGAATTTTCCTGTGGGTTGATACGAGGGCGACCCCGACCTTGCTTTTCCGCTTCCATCAGAATGGCTCCTCATTGTCTTGAATAGCGGGAACTGACTGGCGCTGTTGTGCCTGACGGGGAGAGACAGCCTTCTTGGCAGGTGCTCCACCTTCGTTGTTGCGACGCTTGCGCTCGAAGGACTCAATGGAACGAGTCAAAAGACCAATGTTGTCGGCGGTGATTTCCACAACCGAACGCTTCTGTCCCGATTCTTTGTCGTCCCATGAACGCTGTTCAAGGCGACCATTGATGATGACGCCAACGCCCTTCTCGAGGACATTCGCTGAATCCTCTGCAAGATAACGCCATGCAGTTACGTTGATGAACGAAGTCTTCTCTTGCTTTTCCCCCGACGCATCAGTCCAGTAATGGTTGATGGCAACGCCGAAGTTCAAGCGGGGAGTACCTTCGCCCGTGAACGTAAGTTTCGGGTCGTCCGTGACGTTCCCGATGATTGTTGTGGGTGACTGACTCATTTTTTCTCCTTGTCTTTTGGGGCATGCCCCAATCCAGTGGAGCGAACGTATCACACCCTCCTCCCCCTCCGTCAAGTATTAAGGCATCTTTTTTTCAAGGCGGTTCTTGCTTCCCCCTTTGTCAATGTTGTAGGCTTCACGAAACGTAAACAAACAAAGGAAAAACTCATGGCACACGAAATGGAACGACTCCGAATCTTCCGACACCTGTCGTCGCTCTACCAAGACATGGCAGACACAGGGGAACTGACTGCCGAAGAAATTGAAGAGAACATTGAACTCGGCGACGAGTTGGCGAACTTCATTATCGGTTCGCTGTCAATGGAGATTGTCGGGACTGAGGATGACGCAATCATCGTTCGCCTCAAGCCACTCGAAGATACGTGGGATTTTGTTGAATCATTAGACAAGGAAGCCCTGGTCAAAGACCTAAATCTATAGAAAAGCAATTTTATTTATCCAACAGCGTCACAAAATGGTAACATTTATGGATGGGGAGTGCTAGGGTTCCCATCAGGAGACTGAGTCTCCAGTCCGTATCCGCCGAAAACTGGAGACATATGAAACATCCGCTAAGGCTTCTTATTTCCATACCCGCAATCGCCCTTCTCGTCGCAGTAGGGGTTAAGGCACAAGGAAAGGAGACCCTCAGCGAAGAGCCAGTAGTGACAACAACTGTCGCCCCTGCCGTCACAACGACGACACCGCCGACAACTGTTGCGCCCACGACAACGGTCGTTACGCTCCCTGAAGGTTTCTCTATCCCCACCCTTCCCGCTGATGTGCCGTGCCAAGAATGGACACAGGTTGCGCTTGATGCTGGCTGGCCTTGGGAACTACTGCCCGAACTTCTCCGTGAAGTGTGGTCCGAGTCCCGTTGCCAGAACGTCATTGAAGGACATCCTCAGTGGAATGGTCATGACCGAGGACCTCTTCAAATCAACCAAGTATGGCTTGACGACATTGAGGCGAAGTACGGACACTGGGAAGTAGTCAACGACCCTCGCTATAACTTTGCTTGGGCTTGGGAAATGTACAGATGGTATGACGACAAAAAGGGCTGTGGTTTTATTCCATGGTCACGTCCGTGTAAATGAGGAGGGGAATAATGAAAACTGCGAGAAAACTAGTTATTGGTGTTTTTCTTACTATCTTAGTTATAGCAATATCAACCTGTGGAATTGAATCTGACAAAGCGAAAGCCGTCAATTCTGTCAGCACTGCTGACCCCATTGACCTTTCGGGTGTCAACTGGACCGAACTAGCCCGCTTCATGTACGGCAGGTGCGGGGAGTATCATGACCTCGCTCTCTCGGTTGGCTGGACTGAAGCGCAATGGAAGAAGTTGAGTTTCGTCATGTACCGTGAATCACGTTGCAACACAATGTCATTCAATAAGACCGACCCTAACGGGGGAAGTCGTGGGCTCATTCAAATCAATGGCTATTGGTGCAAGAAGAATAAGTACAATCCGAGTGGATGGCTTCAGGCAAAAGGAATCCTCAATACTTGCGAAGACTTGTTCATCCCTGAAGTGAATCTCCGTGCGGGACTAGCGATGTGGCACTACAGCCAAGAACGCAACAAATGTGGCTGGCGCCCATGGGCTACTAGGTGCTAGGTTCTCTGCGATGGAAACGCGAGCGCCAATTACCGTATTTGACTTAGCCATCTCTGACTTCAACAACTTGACCCAACGGGTTCTAGATGCATATGAAGCGAAGTCGGGAAGAACTCTCTCCAGTCTTGATTGCTCTGAAAGGCGACGAGCCGTTAAAGAGTTAGATGCTATTGGCTTCTTTGGGCTCAAGGGGGCAACAATGGCATTTGCTAACCGAGCGTTGATAAGCAAGGTCACCGCCTACAAGGCTCTTTATGCATCTATGGAGAGCAAGTAACACAAATACCTGCATAACAATACAAGCCTCGGTATGTATGATGGACGAGTTGTATCGTCCTCCATTATGGGAAGGGGCTGTTTATGTGCTTGCTTTTTTATGTTACTGGTTGTCTTACTGGCTATTTGGCGTGGCGCATGTCGTCAGCCCCGAGACTATGGGATGCTGAAGACGAGGCTCGACACTGGAAGAAACAGTGGTTAGCCCTCAAGAGCGAGATGGAACGCAATACCGTAGAAGAATGACATTAGTGTTGCGTTGCTCGCACTAGCACGCTACGATTCCAAATATGTCAGACGAAATTGAGACCTCGCCCGTTAGTAGCAAAGATGTATCTTGGAAGAATTTTGCTATTTGCCACGGGAAAACTCACTTATTCTTTCCGAAGTTGTCTGAGCGTCCGCAAGCCCGAGAGCGCCGTGAGAAACTTGCGTCAACAATGTGTCGTGTTTGTCCAGTCGCCGAACAGTGCCGTAATTTTGGTAGAGAGAATCGTGAGTACGGTTTGTGGGGTGGCGAGAATGAGATAGACCGTCATTTGGCGGGGTTCATACTCCCTGCACCCGTGGGTTTGCGTCACCCATAAAATTCCCAAAAGATTTAACCAAAACGGGTTGCCTGAGACCAACTGGGGCTGTAATCTCCTTCTAACAGATTTATCCAAAAGGAGAAACTAATGGCACACGACCTAGACAAGACCAGAGATGGCAAGATTCGCATGGCTTACGCCGACCATGAAGTTCCGTGGCATCGCCTTGGAACCCCGATGAAGGGGCTTCGTACTGCTGAGGAAATGCTCAGAGCCGCAGAAGCCGACTACACGGTCGTTCTTACTCAAGTAGCCGCTCTTGACGAGTATGGCAATGTCATTATGACTCAGGACTCCAATGGGATGACTGTTCCGTTGGTGATTGATGACAGTCGTGCCACTGTTCGGGTGAACGACGATGGCACCTTTGACGCCCTCTCTACGGTGGGAACCCGCTATGTCGTGCAGCAGAATGCTGATTGCCTAGGTCGCGCTCTTGATGTTGTCGGGGCTAGCAAGGGAGACGCCGTCGTGGACACTTGTGGTGTTCTTAATGGCGGTCGTGAGTTCTTTGCTTCTATTGACCTTGGGCAAATCATCATTGACCCTCGTGGTGTAGGCGACAAGATTGAGCGCTACCTGCTTGTTCGTAACGGACATGACGGCAAGACCCCCATCACTTATGCCAATACTTCAATCCGTGCGGTATGCAAGAACACAGTAAACGCTGGCATTAAGTCTGCATTGCGGGTATTCACTGCTCGTCACACACGAAACCAAGACAACGCCATTGAGCATGCTCAGGAAATCCTTAACTTCTCAACGGAATGGGCTGAGGACTTCAAGAATACTGCAGAGCGAATGCTAAGCATCCCTGTAATGGACAAATCGGCTCGCTTGGACTCGGTCATCAATTCTGTATTCCCCAAGAAGAAGGATGAGACTGACCGTCAGACACGGAACCGTGAAGAAATTAATCTATTAGTTCGTGGTTTGTACTCGTCAGAAAAGAACGCTGGTGGCTTCGGCTACAACGGCTGGTCTACCTATAACGCCATCGCCGAGTACTTGGACCACTACCGAGATGCCAAGGCGGGCGAGCGTGCTCAGTCGTCCATGGACCCCAACTCGTGGGTGAACAAGAAGAAGTACGAGGCACAGCAGGCAATCCTTTCCCTAATCTGACGCAAAGTCGTGCGACAATAGAGGTATGAGAGATGCACGACCCGAGCAAAGGATGTGCGATGGAGCCTGAAGATTTTGATTCAGAAATGTCTAGGGGTGAACTCATCAACTTTCTTGGCGAGTTTCTCGCACAGAACTCCAGCGCCGACATGATTTACAGAGACCATCTGTGTTCAATTATTGTCGCAAGAATTTTTGACGAGTTTGGTCACGAGGGTCTTTGCACCCTGATGATGGCAATCGACCAAAGAGCGAACTGGATTTCCGACATCATATTCGAGCAGTCCGACTTTGACAATGCGATGTATTCAATACACGGGACGTATGACAGTTCCCTAGTTGAGAAGGCACGTAACTCCGAAGGAATCATTGAGTTGAATAAAAAGATTTGGCGACTGCGTAAAAAGTACGCTCGTGAGATTGCCAATGAAGTGTTCAATGAGGAAGCCGAGATTGACGAGATGGAGCAAGGCGACTAACACAATGTCTGGGCGAAACTTAAGGACATGGTCTAACTTGACCGCAGAAGAGCAACGCAGGAATACTGATTCCCACACTTGGATACTCGTAGACCACTGTAAGTTCTATGGCATCTCAGAACCCGTAGAACCGCCTGAATCAATCGTCTGTGGCGTCTGTGGCGTCATGGATGGTTCGGGAAGTAAGAATCACTGCGACAACAACCTGAAGCCAGACTTCATCAAGCGTTACTGGCTCAATAAGTAGCGGAGCCCCCGTCACTGGGGGAAGCGACGAGGGCTCTACGCAAGCGGTCAGGTCATAGGGGGTATACCCAACCTGCCTGAATACTACTAGTCCCGTTTGTAAGGTGCAACCCGTCGGGGTAGGATTATCGTATGACCAACAGAGATACATACGACATTGAGGAATACGAAAAGGAACAGGGAAAGACTGGAATCAACATCCAAGTCAACACTCTCGTGCGTGCCCTCATGGAATCAGAGCCATGCCTCTTCTTCAACAAAGAGGAAAATCTCATGCACAATGGACTAAATAGTCCCGAAGAATAACTTCAACTCATTACGGTGGTGGAAAGCCCTCAATCCAAATTCATTAATTTGAGTACGAGGTTTGCCACAGAGTCGTTGTCGTCAAAGACCATCTCACCCTCTGTTGCTCTCCCGACAACTGCACGCTTTCTTTCAATCAACGAATAAATGTCCTCATCAATAGTTCCTGATGCCAACATATAAGTAGAAGTGACTGAACCCTTCTGCCCGATGCGGTGACAGCGAGAGTATGTCTGGTCAACATCGGCTGGTGTCCACGGCAACTCCACGAACAGAACATCTTGTGCAGCCGTCAACGTATGCCCCGTCTTTGCGGCCTGAATAGACAGAACGATAACTGGAGCCTGCTCTGCAGAAAGAGTTTGGAACTTGTGCTTGGCATCTTCTACTGCTTCCACATCCATGCCACCCTGAATCTTGAGACCCCCGTACTTATTCGCCAACATATCTACGATGTCTCTGTGGTGAGCCGCAATGACGACTTTCTTCCCATCAGCGATACGAGCATCCACCCACTCCTCGACAATGGGCATCTTGGCTCGAGCCGCAATCTTGCGTAGAACACTCATACGAACAAGATGCTCATTCGCCTCTGCCTTAAGGCGGGCCATCACTGAAGCCGCACCAACAGGTAATCCAAGTTCTTCGGCAATCTGCTTTGCTCTCTCAACGAGGTAAGCGACAATGTCTGATTCTGCCTTTTTGTATTCCTTCATTACCGCCGGAGCCCCGTCGACGATGACTTGGTCATGCATGACTGGGGGAAGTTCGGTCATTACTTGGTCTTTAGTGCGACGGATGTAGCAAGTCGCACGCAACTTGTCGTTGAGTTCCTCAAGATTGGAGTGACCTTCAAGGTGCCATTGCCCCCACTTGTCTTGGAAAGCATTGCAGTAGCGACGGTAGAACCCCCATAAGCCACCAAACTTATCCAACTGCCCCATGATGTCTAATTGTGGAGCGTATTCAGCAGGGCGGTTCGTTACAGGCGTACCCGTAAGACAGAGAACAACTGCATCCTTATTGGACTTTGTCATCTTCTTGGCTGACTTTGTTCGCTGAGCATCACGAGACTTGCAATAGTGGCTCTCATCAAATATGTAGGCGTTGTGATTGCAGAGTTGCTTCTCCCACGCTGTGATGTTGGAGTACCCGACGACAAGTACATCGTAAGTTCCAAACATTGGAATCTCTTTGCGGTTCGCAATAGTCTCAACGATGAGGTCGGGGAAGAACTTGTTGTATTCCTTCTTCCAGTTCAAGACAAGACTGGGAGGACAGATGACAACAGCGGGGTAAACGGGGCTAGTGTCGTCATCGCCATACTCAGCATGGATGTATTCAAGGGCTGACATTGCTTGGATGGTCTTGCCAAGTCCCATTTCGTCTGCGATAAACGAACGACGAGTCTGTGAAGCGTACGCAACACCAGCACGCTGATATGGAAGTAGTTCTCCGTGCAAGCGAGCGATAGAGATGTCGGCATCAACCGAACGGCTTGCCTCACGAGTCTCCGTTAGCGATGCGGAGATACGGTCTGCTTCGTCCTTGACATAACTAGGTATCGGCTGTTTGAATGTGGTCGCCCACTTAATGACGCTTTCTATCGACGTCAACGGGGCTTTCCATGCCTTTGTCCTAGAGTCCCAAGTAACGCTTGGTATCTGTTTGACAGATTTAACCATTACTGGGTCAAAGCGGAATGAAAGCATTAGATACTTCCCCTCAATGGATACACCATCTCCAGGGTTTGCGTGCTTTGGCAAGTCAAATGCGAGAACTTCGTTGGAGATATCAAAGTTCCACTTCAGTGCGAGGTCTCGAGCCTGCTTGAGCGTGGAGACAGGAAGTCTCCAAACACGACCAACTTTGTCCCACCTAGCCCCGGGCAGTGCTTTTACCTGCGCTACTTGGTCTGGTTCGTAAGGGAAATCAAGAACAAGAACATCGTCAGCCAAATAGAGGATGGACTGCTGAGGCGTGTCTGGTGTTTGGGAGGGAAAGTTCTTCATGTATCAACCTGCTGAGTCTTTGTTTTCCCCAACCTTGGGGTTCTGTCCAAACTGCCGTATGAACTCCATGTTCCAAGAGAAGCGCCTGACACCTTCGGCATGGGCGTGCAGCCCCGATTTTCCCGCTCCTCGTGAGGCGAGCGACGTAAATCGTTGCTCCTTCGGGGTCACTGACTCGGCGTAAAACGACCTCCTCAGCATGATACGAGACATGACCGTATTCAACCTGCGAGGGGTCATTGCGGTAACGATTGACGCCCGTAGCAAGGGCATTGCCACCTCTGACAAGAACCGCCCCAACTCTCCATTGTTTATGGGTTGCCTCGTCACAAGTATCAACGGCTGTCGTGAGCCAACGTAGTTCTGTTCGTGACAATTCCATGCGGGGGAGATTAAGACGGGACTATGGAGGACGTCAAGCATTCGCTCCCTCACGAACGAGGGACTCAGTAATTGTGGCGATTACTTCTTGGCTCAACTTGTACGAAAGCCTCCAGTCGGGAGATTCTCGGTATTTGGTTGTGTCCATCGCCCAGTAAAGCAAGACGCCCTTCTCTAACCGAATCATCAACTCTTTGCCGTTGGTGAGGTTATGGAAAGCCCCGTTAGCCTTCGTAATCCTCACGCCATCACCCGTAACAATATTGTGTTCAGGTCGGTCAAACTGATAGTTGGTGAGGTCTACCAAAGTATCGCTTGATGTAATGACTACGAGATGACCACCGAACCCTCGTTCGCTAATCTCCCCATCGTTAGCCCCAACGCAATGTTCTCCGTCAAGGAACGACAAGCCATCGTCTCCTTCGGCAAGGTTAGTGACTCGCTCATAGCGCTGTTGATTCATTGCATTGGACTTAACTGCAACGAGGCGGTGAGGAACCTTGAAGTGCGTCAGTACATCTGTAATGACACGAGCAGTGAGGATGCAAGCGCCGTATTCGTATGACTCTTTTTCTTCGTCCCACCACGTGGCGAGTCCCGAGAGAATAGCCTTCTCACGGCGGGCGTTCTCAGCCCGCATCTTCTTGGCTTTCTTGCCGTTCACTTCTTGTTCTTCTGAATGAGGCGAGTGACTCCGTAAACAATACCGAACCAAATGGCTCCGTTGATTAGTCCGTCAATGATGTAGCCCGTGTTGATGAGCGAGGCAAGGAAGCCGATGCCAGCACCAATACAGCCTGCCTTCTTGGCAAATTCCTTTTGCTCCATCTCTCCCTTGGGCGGGTTGGATGGGAAGTTGGGGGGTGGGAAGTTGTTCATATATCTCCTGTCTTGTCGTTTGGCATTTGGATTTGCTCATCAATGAACTCATCAAAGTTGATACCGAGAATCTTAGAGTAAGCACGGAGTAGTGGGATGTCCCGTGGTTCGGCTTCCATCATGTTCTCAGGTACATCCACCCAGTCGAGTCCACTCCATACAGCCATTCGTCGTACCTTATTAGTCCAACGCCAATGCTCTAGGTAGATATAGCGACCAGCCTCTCCATTGGTGAATGTGATACTCCTGATGAGGGGGTTTAGTTTGCGGTAAACGTAAGTACGGGGCTGGTTCATTCGGATGCCCCCTTGAGGCTGTCTATCATTCGGTTGCGAATCTTCCTCACCGTCGTGACGGTTAGTCCAGTTTCTCTTGCAATCTGAGAAAGAGACTTCCTTTCGGGCTCAGAGAGCAATGTCATCGCTTGGTTGCTTGCCTCTCGCTTCACTACCCCTGGTTGCAAGCGTGGGATTCCAGCCTTTCTGCGAATCTCAGAGACGACATAAACAGACGAGACACCAAGAGTCAATGCAATCTTCTTGTCCGTCATTCGGTTTTCCTGCCCAAGCAAGTCAAGTATCTTCTGATACTTCTCGGGACTCATGCGTTGCCTTTTCTTTATCCCTAGTTGTTGCGCTCGCTGAGTCACCCACTCATAAGGTACTTCGTTGCGTATTGCGATGACCCTGTAGGTGAAGTCATTGGAGTTAATGTCTGCATCAATCCTCGTGTAGTCGTAGTCGCCCCGCACGCGTGAAGCCATACGGTTACTCTGAGGAGAACGAGGGATACCTAGGACATCTCGTTGGCGGGCAACATGAGCGAAGGAGATACCGCACTCTCGGGAGATGTGGATGTCCGTGAGCATCGGGTCTGATTCCAACATCGCCCGTGCCTTGTGCGTGCCCTCGGATATTTTCCTGACTTTATTCCTAGACTTTGGCAAACCTAGCCCCGCTCGGTATTTGGCAACCGTAATTGTGGAGCAATGGTGTTTTACTGCGAGTTCTTGGTCGGTCAGGTCGGGATTGACTCGGAGGTCTGCCTCAATAGCGAGGCGACGCTTCACATACGGTGTGTAGTGGGGGATAAATGTCTTTCGCCGAAGTCTTTCCACTTCCTTGGCAGGGACACCAAGGATAGATGCGATGTCAGAATCGTACCGTTGCCAGTCCCGTTCCAGTTCAGCGATGATTTGTTCTTCTTGTGTAGGTTGTGGCTCACTCATACACCCCCTACCCTACTCTCACTTTCCTAGGTTCACAACCCGTTGGAAAGAAATTGGGAACTGCCCTCCCCCTTAATTGGAGGTGAAGAGGGAAGGACAGTCCCGTACACGGGGGCTATGAACACCATGTTGCCCCCGTAGACCTTTAGGCGAACGGGTCGTCGTCGGCTTGTGGATAGACAACGAGTGCGCTCAGTGCCTTGTGCGCCTTGGCGATTGCTCGCTTTTGTTTGTTGCTCAACCCATCGCTGTACAAGAGGGCGCCGAGGTTGTCGGTCGTCGTTGCGATGAGGTCGTAGGTTGTCGTGGGGATTAGCCCGTTGACTGCTGTGTATGTGGCGGTGATTGTTTCGTTCATAACTACCTTGTCTAGCAGACCAACATTTGGATTTGCGGTCACCGTGCCACCCCCTCGTACTCACGAGCGTGGAGTGTCTTACCCGCATAACGGAGGTCGTAGGCGAATGAGATGAGCCACGAGCCGATGTCATCAAAGGGGTAGTCACGAGTGAACTCAAAGGCTCCACACGCTTTGCCGTCGGTCACGACAGCCGTGACAGAGATGATGTTGGTTTCTAGGTTGACTGAGTAGGTGAGGTTGTTCATACTCCCCCTGTCCTCCCGACCAACATTTGGATTTCCACAGCCCTGTGGATAACAATGATTGCTAATCTGCAACGATTGTTAACTTACCCGTGAGTAACTTGCAGAGTACAAGTATCTCTCTTCTCATGACAGGGACAGTCCCGTCGATGAAATAAGTCTTCAACCAATGACGGTGGCGGAAAGC